TTTCCCTAGTGCGAATCCCAATTTCATTGATTCCATTTTACAGCGAAAGGACATGATCTATTGCACAATAAATTGATGGTTTGTTAATTACTTAAGTCGTTTCATTAGTTTACCTGATTTCAGTGGGTTCATTGCTTCTGTATCATTACAGGGCTTCTTGCAACAGCTTAATAGTGACATAGACCAGATAAGAGCGAACTCTATTAATAGACCTCTCGGGCTCTTGAGTCTCCCGGATCACGTTATTGCTATAGCTCTTCAGCTAACTTGTGAGTTTCTATTTGGAAATAAAATGCATCATTTCTGTCTCCCAAGCATGGACAACATCGTTAGTACAATTAAATTGAAAGCGAATGCTGGGTTTCATCACTTTACACGTAGACTGTGTAGTAAGGGAGCAATATATTACCACTTAATTCAGTTTCTTTTTGACTTTTTAGAAAATCCTGATGGTGACGTTTCCATAGCCGTCTTTACATACCCAATTTTAATTTTTACTCTATTACAGGTCAAGTTTAGTGGTATAAAGATGAGATTAGTCTACGCAGTTCCAGGTCTTATCACGATCTGTCAGTCCACAATATGACACGGCGTAAGTCAGTTATATAAATCCGGAAAATCCTCTGTCTCACATCTGCGTGATGTTGAAGTTTCAAACAAGATTTCGAAATGTAAAGCACAAGGTTATAAGGGATATTCCTTCGACGCCACTAAGTTTGACATAAATTTACACCCATTTTTTATAATCTTATTTTTCTTCACACCTATGTGAATATTTAACTATAGTCCATGACTAAAAAGTGTCAGTAAGAGACTAATGAATTATGAGCTTTTTGGTGGAATGATGCATTGATCATTTGGCAGTAGTACCGTTGGACGTTTTGGATCTTTAATGTCTGGATCAATGTTTACACAACTCATTGGTACTTTTAGTACCGTCTTCGTTGCTATATTAACTTTAATCACCATGGGGTATAGCCCTAGTCAGATTCGCGCAATGACTATTCTTGCTACGGGAGATGATTTAACTATCTTATCCCCTTATCGTATAGACATTAATCTTTTCTGTCATAATGCGAACAAGTTCTGTGGTGTGTCATATTCACACAACAATAATTTAAATGTTGATAACTGTGAAATTGAGTTTATAGGTTCTGTTTGAAAGGATTCTAAACCTTATCGCAACCATACTCAACTCCTTTACTCGTTGTGCATCATATTATCTGGGTCTGTTTTCAATTTCTTTAAACAAACTGTAAATCCCAATAACATTCGCTTATTAG